TTAAAGTACCGCTGGATGGAGTGCCTAAAGCTGGAGTAACTAGAGTCGGCGAGGTCGCAAGAACTACCGCACCAGAGCCGGTAGATGAAGTTGTACCAGTGCCGCCGTTAGCAACAGGTAAAGTTCCAGTGACGCCTGTAGTCAGGCTTAAGTCACCAGCCGAATCAAAGTTTGAGCCGCCTTTGGCTAGATTACTTGCTTGTGTCATGGTTTATCCTTAACCGTTTAATGCTACTAAATATCCAGCTGGATAGTAGTTGTTGTTGCCGTCTGTGGATAGTGTTAGACCAACCACTAGCGCTTGAGTTGAAGATACCGAGCAAGCATATACTGTAAGCAAAGAGTTAGAACATAAAGAAATACCTTTTGTGGTTACAGTTCCTAAACTAGAGTTATATGAATAACGAGCAATTTCTGAGGTATAGTTTACGCCAATAAAATCAGTAGTTCCTACAAGTTGTGTCCCAATTGCATATAACAAACCATTAACACCGCTATTCCATATATAGGTTGTAGTACCATAAGAACCTAATGTTATTGTAGTTCCACTAATAGTAAGTTTTTGCCAGCCACCACCTGTTACAAATACTGCTTCTGTAGCAGAAACGTAAATTAAATTTTTAACAGAACTGGAAGTAACGTTTAAAGTTACCGCAGCTGCTCCAGCAGTAAGTGTAGTTCCTGCTAGTGTATAACACCTAGCAAACGTACTTGAGTTATCATAAGCAATTAAGAATGTTGTAGAATTTAGTGCAACTATTTGACCTGTATACCCATTATTATTAGTAGTTCCCGGTCCAGTAATTGCGGTACCAAATGTTGGGGCAGAAGCTCCGTTATAAACTACTGCTCTTAATCCCATGTTTGTGCCGTTAGCTGTTAAACGTACAACTGTTGTTGAGTTTGCAACAGCAATTCCACACACTTGACTTGCTGAGTCTGTAGCGCTAATTGTTCCCGGTGTAATGGTTGTTCCTGAAATAGAAAGACCAATCCAATACATTGCTGCACCAGCGTTTTGCATACATACTAAAGCAGTTGTAGAACTAAGCGCAACAGATACTGCAGTAGTATAGACACGTGCACTGTTAATAGTTGTTACAGCGCCCCAAGTAATTGTTGTTCCTGAAATAGTACCTACAACACCGTTTACATATCCAGTAGATGGTGCAATCCAAGTAACCAATACGGCTGTAGTAGATAGTGCTGTACAAGTCATTGAATAGTTGTAAGGTAATAGTGTCGTTCCGTAAACGCTTGCAAATGAGTTTGTTGAGTTGTACGCAGTAACCGTATAAGACAGCAAATTTGTATTAGAGTATGCACTAAAAGGAGTTGATTGTGATACTGAAGTTGGGGTAGCCACCCATCCGCCTGTTGCTGTGCTGATACTTGATAAAGAAATTTCTACTGTTTGACCGGGAGCAAGACCAAAGAATCTACCGCTGCCAGATGCTGCTACGTCAAAAGCAATAGCACCATTATTTGAAATAATAAACTTTGGACCGCCTGTAGTAGTAAATGTCGTAGCGTCAGGCAAAATAACATTCTTACCAAAAGCCGTCATTGCAATCTGTTGTACTTGGTTAGAAGTATTTGTAAGAGTTACGTCTGTTGCTGAACTTGTTACCGTTGCGCCATTTGGAAAAGTAGATGTGCCTGTACCTCCGTTAGCTATGGGGAGAATACCTTCAACTATATTTTCTAGGTTTGTTTTAGTCAGTGCCATTATGCTAATTCCTCATCAGTAGGTTTAGCTAGTGTAGGGTGTTCCCATTTAGCAATGTAATCGCCTTTTCCGTCTAAATCGTTTTGTAATTCAATAGTGTTGATAAAGTCTTTATCTGTTAATTGTGGATAAATAGATTTAATTTTTTCAAATAAAGTCATCATGCACCCCTTACTAAAACTGCATCAAAACGAGTGCTGTAATTTTGTATTACTGGCGATGTTGCAGTCATAAGGGCATACAATTCTAAATAATCAGTTGTGCCGTTGCAATAACATACTGCACTTATAACAACACCCATTTCTACTTGTGTTGAAATTTGTATATCATTTCCACTTTTATAATTTGAACCATTTTTATATATTCTTATTGCAGAACGGCTACCAGCAACAGAAGGGTATATATCAACTTGACCATTTACTTGATAATAACCAGCAACAGTTGGAGTAAAAGTAGATGAAGTAAAGCAGTTTGCAGTATCAAATTCTTCGGTATCAAAAGTAACTTTAGTCCAAGTGTTTGATGTAATACTTTGAGTAGCAGAAACTTTTGTAGCACTAAACGCTGGCATATTACCGCTAACCATTACTGTGCCAGTAGCGGCAGGTAATGTTGCAGTATTTGAACCAGCTACGGCTGGAACCGCTAATGTAACAGAACCCGAAGTTGACCCTGCTATTGCGGGAGTAGTTAAAGACGGTGAAGTTCCTAAAACGTTTGCCCCAGAACCAGTAGAAGTTGTAACACCTGTGCCGCCGTTAGCTACGTTTAAAGTACCACCAAGCACAACTGCGCCTGTAGTAGCAGAAGATGGAGTAAAGCCTGTTGTACCTGCACTAAACGAAGAGCCTGTAGTAGCAATACCTAAATAACGAACAGATATGTTGCCAGAAGCAGACGGAGGTGCGGTACTAAACGTAAGAGTGTTACTTGATACTGAGTAAGTAGTAGGTTCTTGAACTACACCAGAAATAGCTACTAATAACGAAGCAGCATTAGCCGGAACAGCGCTCATTGTAAATACAGTTTGTGATCCAGTACCGTTGAAAGTCTCAGAAGTAATTGTGCTGTACAAGTTTAAGTTACTAAATGTAACAACTTCAATCAAGTCACCGGTAGTAGCACCGGTAGCCAAAGTAATTGAAGTACCATTGGTAGCAGTAAAGTCGGCAATACCTAGCTTAGCGCCGTTCTGGTAAACCTCAGTAGAACCCACTGTGTAGTTAACCGTAAATACAGTTTGCCCGGAGGTAGCAGTAAAGTCTGTTGTGGTAACTGTTCCGCCGCCAGTAGATAACGTAGTCCATGAAGGAGCAGCACCAGAGCCAGCAGAAGTTAATACCTGCCCAGTAGTACCGTAAGAGCCGTTAAACGCAACTTGGTTAGCCGTTCCAATAGTAAGTGCATCAGTAGCTTGTGAGTTAGTTACAAAACGGATGTTGTTTGAACCGTATGTACCAATAGCAAGGTCTGTAGAAGCGGATGCTAAGAATACATTTCCCGGACCATTTAAAGAACCCGTGCCAGAAAAACCAGACGAATTAATACCAAAGTCGCCGTATCCAGTTGTTGATGTGCCGTTGTTATTAGAAACAACATAGCTAGTAGAAGCAGACGCACCAGCATTTAAGTTTTGTAGTATTACTTGGTTATAGCCGTTAACGCTTGAGCTATAAGACGCCATGATATTGGTATCAGAATAATTTAACGTACCAAAAGCGTAAGCACCTACGTTTGAAGAAGCCGTAACTGTGGCTGTAGATGTGTAACGAGTTGAAGATAAAGTAGTTCCATCATAGTTTAATGTTGAAGAACTAGATAAAGCAGATGTGCCGTTACCGTAAGGGATATACCCTGCTGTCAAAGAAGTAATACCTGTACCACCAGCCGCAACAGGCAAAGTACCTGCAGTTAACGCAGAAGCCGATGTAGAGTAAAGAGCGTAGTTTGCGGCGCCAAAAGTTGTTAAACCTGTACCACCATATCCGGAAGCAATTGTGGTTCCGTTCCAAACCGCATTGGAAATAGCGGCATTATTAAAAGTTGCAGTAGTGTTATTAAAATCGTATGAGCCGGGTAAAAAAGAATAAGCGCTCCAAGAACCCGCAGAAGTTGCAATACTTGTTGCCCCTATCTGAACAATGGCTCCAGACGGAATAGTATCAATTGTGGTTGACGCATTATCTTTAACTGTTAAAACGCCAGAAGAATTGTTAAGAAAAAGAAAACTTTGTCCAAGCTGTAATGTTGTAGCGTTTGGTAACTGAAAAGTCTGTGTAGTAGAACCAATTAATATTTGATTTCTTGCTGAGGCTACAGTTAGTATTGTTGTGCCAGCAGCTGCTGTTGTTGCAGAATACCCAGCCACATAATTGTTAAAACTAATGTTTTGGCTAGAATCTCTTAAAACAACAGAATTAGCACCGGAAGAAGTAGTAACCCCTGTACCACCATAAGCCACAGGAATAGTTGAGCCATTCCAAACACCAGAAGTAATTGTGCCTAAAGCAGTAACGTTTCCAGAAGCATCTAGGTTTACTGACTTCTCAGATGGGTATGTAACAAATACGTTAACAGTACCACTAAATGTAACTGCAGAGCCGGAGTTACTAGAAGATAAGATTGTTGTGCGGGTTAGAGTCGGCCCAGTAGTTGAGTATGTGCCAATACCTACTTCCCAGCTTCCAGATACATCCGTAGCCGCATAAAAAGTAGTGTTACCATTTCCGATAACGGCAAAGGACTGATACCCAGTAACAGAACCAGTAAGCGTAAAACTTACAGTTGTGTTTGCAGTACCAGTCTGTTGGACACGGTCATTAACTACTAGAGCCATCTAGGACTCCTTAGCTTGTAGCGGTTGTTGAGTATGTAACGCTTACTGTATCGCCAGCTGTTGTAGTCTTAGCCGTTGCAAATGCGCCTGCACTGTATAAAGTTCCGCCAGTGTTACTTTGAGTTGAACTTGCACCGGAACCAGTACACAAGAAACAACCTGTTACGTTACCACCAGCACCAGTAATAGTGTAAGTAATAGCTGTAGCAGCAGAAGTTGTTACGTTAGATGGCGTAGTTCCACTTGAGGTAGCTGTAGCAAACACTGCCGTGCCACGAACAGCGGAGCCACCAACGGTGTAGTTAATAAACTCGGTCCAACCAGCGTGTGAAGTCATTGTGTCGGCGGCTGCAAATGTAGGGCTAGTAGTACCGATCAAACCTAAGAATGGGCCAACAACAGTATAAGCAGAGCCTTTTAACAGGGTATCTAACATTAACTGCTTACCAACCGCATTAACTAAATTAGGAAACTCGTCTGTCCATTTTAAATTTCCAGCAGCATCACGGCACTCTACATGGTATATACCATCAATACCTACTGTTTCTGTACCCACTGCGTTAGTCTGTAAACTAATTTCCGCTTTATCGCCGCAGCTTGCTATTTCTTTTTGCATAAAAACCCCTTAATTTGAAAAACGAATAATGGCATTAGCAGCGTTATTCGTAGGAAATGTTATTGTAAAGCTTGTTGTAGGTGTCTTGTCCGCACCAAAATCTAGTACTGCTACTGCCGCATTAGTCGTACTATTATAGATTAAAGCACCCCTAACCGTAAAGGAAGCTGGATTCCAAGTTACTGTATTAAAAGACAAATACGCCGTATAGTCATCAGTTTGTGGGGGTATAACAGTAAGAGTTTGACCACCCGCCGTATACCCTGTACCCACCACTTCGCCTGTAGTTGTATAGGTCAAAGTTGATTGGTTTAAAGTAGCATTAGCAGTATAAAGAGCAATTTTGTAGGTATAAGGAGTTCCAACCGCAAAGTTCTCTAATCCGCTTAAGCAGTTTTGTTTAAATATTGTGCATTGGCCTTGGGCTATTGTCATGGTTTAACCTGTCCAATTCTGTACTGCCCATCTCTGTAGGCATCGCCACGCTCTAAACCAGAACCAAGGCGGTTTAACTGAGCTAGTGCCTCGTTATATTTATCTTCATAGTATTTAACCAAATCGGTTTCGCCCTTCATAAAGAGCATAGCCTCACGCATAGCGCCATAGAATAGGACTGGGTCATAGTTATCGCCAAGCCAACTTGTACCAGCAGCATTATTAACAGCACTTATGGTTACTGAAAAACCAGAACCCGTGCCACCAATATCGGAAGATGCGGCTGTAAGGCTATTACCGACAGAATAAAAATTACCGCCATTAGTAAGGGCTACACTTGAAACAACCCCACCAGCAACAGTAATAGTTGCCGTAGCCCCAGAGCCTTGACCGCCCGTCAATGTAACATTAGGATAAACCCCAGTGGTATAAGAAGAACCCCCAGTAGGTGGGTTAAGACCAGAAATAACGCCTTGAACAATAGATACTGGGTAGTAAAAATAGTGTAGTTCAGTAGTATAGGAACTATCAGGCGTTGGTCCTACAATAAAAGATAGCTCATTTGGATTGCTATATTGAGATCCAAACAAAGCATAATATCTAGGAAAACCCGTAGATGTTGGTGTTGGATAAGCTTCACGGATGAAGTTAACATCTTTGTTAAGTAGGTATTTGTATGAACCGTCTGTATCAATAACCGCCATTGAGTAGGTAGACAAATAATCGTCAGGGCAAGATAAATACTTATTACTAGATGTAAGTGTACCTGTTACATTTTTACGCAACGACGGGATTTGGACCGAGTTATATATACGGTCTTCAGCTTCTTGAACAAACCGAGCTATGTTCCCTACAAATAGGGATTCCGTATTCTCAGAATAGTCCTGTATTGCTTGGTACAGTTGTACGTAATTCATTAGGGTTTAGCCCATTTTTCCACTGATCTTACGACCTTTAGTAGCCGCGCCGTAACCACGCATAACGCCTACACCATAAGGATTAATTGTATCTTTTTGGCTTTTAAATACTTGATCGCCAACAGACATTTTAATCTGATCTACGCCATTACCGGGTTTGGTAACACATTCTTCAACCGTAGTCATAGCTTTACCATCCATAGTATGTGGTTCTGCATATACTGAGGCGGAGCCTACTTCTTTGCCGCCTTGTTTCATAGAAAATTTAGCCATATTATCTACCTCTTTGAGCGGCTAATTTAGCCAAACCACGACCCATAGACTTCATGTTAGCGTTTTTCTTGCCAACAGTGTGCTTAATTGGGCCGTTCATTGTTTTAGCTGTAGGACCTGAATCACCTAGGTTTCTACCTTTTGTTTTGCCTTTGGTTTCAATACCATTAGCGCCTGATTTAAATGTCATAATTTACTCCTAATTAACTGTTAATGTTACTGTACCTACTTGCCCTACTGCAATCAAGTAATTTGGCGTTAAAACCGTGTCAAAACTACTTGCACCGCCAACAGGACTCCAGCCCCATTGAATTACCCTACTACCTTCGGCTTGGTACCCATTTTGGTCTATACCTACTCCATTACCGTATTGAGTTTGTAAGCCCGTTTGTCCTGACGCATAATAACTTGTATCTGGCCTTGGTTCCCGTACTGCTTGTGGGTCATTGACCGGGTACATACCTAATTGTAACTGAGGTTGATCTGGTTCCCAACACTCAGGGCATACTTTAATGCTTACCTGTTTAGTCTTAATCGTAAGCTTTTTAAGCTGTACTAGTTTGTATCTTTGCCCACAACGGTCACATTCCGCAATTGAGTGCTTACCAGAACTATACTTTGACGGCATA